ACTGCTCCACCACTCACTCATCACTCCACAGCCCACCGCAAGCCTCTGCCTGCTGAGTCTCCGGCATATCACCGGCATATCACTGGCGAGTCTCCGGCATATCGCTGGCATATCTCTGGCGAGCCTGCGGCATATCACTGGCATATCACTGGCGCACTACATTGGTGCGGTAACACGTTACGAAAGGTAACACGGTAACACTTCGGTAACACTTGAGAGACAGGGGCGGGCTTCGATGACCCACCGGGGGCGGGGTAGCTGCTTAGTAATTGTTACAGTACCAGCTTAGATACAGCAGAGGAAAAATAAGAAAAATACAATATAAAATACCAGAGCCTCTCTAAAGACACCCTTGAAGCAGGAGACTATGTAGGCATAGGGAGAGGTGCTATAAGTCTTTGTTATTATTAAGAATAATATTACAGCGGGGGATTGCGGAGATGCAGAAGTCTTCTGAGACCCGCAGTGATCTGCACATGTCGCCAGTGTTTCTATAAAGGGGTTAAACAATCCGAAGGAGCAGCTAAAAAAATCACCCACTTCACGATTGTAGAGCAACACAATAAGGACTGTATGATTGAGTGTTGTTTAGAGTGTTTGTGGATACTTTAGGGATTTAGTGTTTATTAGTTGACTTTTGTTAAAAAATATGTTATAATAATACTATATAAACGTATTACTTCAGAATCCTCTGAAAGTGTAAACAAAATAAGAACTATTACCTGTTTAACATCAGAGGGTCTGAAGGTGCTGAAGAAGCAACTAAAGGATAATAATTATTAATTATCTTTTAGACTTGTTGTTGATCTCTACAGAGACCTATATAGAAGGGGATACTATGCCTTTGAAAAAAGGATATTCCAGTCAGACCATCTCCAGCAACATTAAGAAGGAGATGAAAGCAGGTAAGCCTCAGAAGCAGGCTGTTGCTATAGCGTTGAGTTCTGCTCGTAAATCAAAAAAGAAAAATAAAAAATAATTAATGACAGAGAAGACGGGTAATAGGCGCGGTAGACCCCCTAAGAAGGCACTGGCAGCTAACACACCGGGGAAGCTAACTAAGCGTGGTAGACCTCCCGGAGAGGCTGCTGCAATGGCTGAGTTTAAGGCTAGGATACTTACATCTCCTAAGTCTACTAAGGTCATTGAAGCCATCTTCGATGCTGCTCTTGATAATGATAATAAGAATCAGGCTGCTGCGTGGAAGCTACTCATGGACAGAATGGTTCCTGTTTCTTCGTTTGAGAAGGGTTCTGGTGGCAAGGCAGCGGTAACAATTAATATTACTGGTATTAATGAATCTGCTGGTATCACTATTGATGCTGATGATGGTGACTTTGAAGATATAGATCCTGATGGAAATTAAAAATAAAAAGAACGCACTAAGCGTCTATGAACACCTCAGTAAAGAGGTTGATCTGCCTGAACACCTTGTTGTTGCTATGTTGGCTAACATTGCAGTAGAGACAGGCGGTACGTTTGATTACACAACAAAGCAGGTAGGCCGCAAGAACCCCGCCTACGGCTTGTTCCAGTTTGACCCCCTTGGTGGCCTATATGGTCTATACCAAGACTACCTAGACTACATTAGGGCAGATGACTCCGCAGAGACACAACTGAATATGCTCGTGGACATCCTGCTAATGTATTGGCTCAAGGGGGTCTCCCATGTTGGTCGCGGGAATGTACTGAAAGTTCTTAGTGCTCCTAGTGCTGAGAAAGCTACGCAGGCTTTCTGCGACCACATACTTCGTCCCGGCAAACCCCACATGGAGCGTAGGCTTGCTGCGTGTAAAGAAGTTCAAGAGCTGTTGTTATCAGCTAAACAGGCATAAGAATGGCAAATAGTCTTAGTTTTTCAGATTTAGGTAATTATCAATCTATAGGTAAGAACCTTACTGGTGGAACGACAACAACTTTGTTTACAGTTCCTACTGGTTTTAATATCCGTGTTTTGATGTTGTTCATTGCCAATGCTGGAGGTTCTTCAGCTACTTACTCCGCTACATGGGAAGATGGTACTTCAATAACATTCCAAGGAACTAAAAACCTCGGAGCAGGTTCTTACGACATCTTTGGTGGCTCCTCTGGTGGGTTGTTGGTCATGAATGAAGGGGAATCAATTACTGTTACTACTGCTGCAGGTAGTACCTTCACCGTTATAGCTACCATTGAGCTTATACGACACGCTGGAACTAAGTACAACATATCGTGACAGACTTAAACATACGCCTCCTGAAATGGCAGAAAAAGGCGTGGAATGATCCTAGCAGGTTTCAGGTTATTGTAGCTGGTAGACGTACTGGTAAGACTCAGTATGCTCGCTACAAGTTAATTGTTAAAGCCTTGGAGATACCTAACACCGATGTGTTTTATGTTGCTCCAACAAGGGATCAAGCCCGTAAGCTGATGTGGCGTGAGCTGCTAGAACTCACTCACGGCATCAGAACAGGTGAACATGTTAATAATCTTGAAATAACATTAATCAATGGCTCTGTCATCTCTCTGCGGGGTGCTGACAGGCCAGAGACCATGCGAGGTACGAAACTCTACTACCTTGTTATGGACGAATATGCCGACATGAAGCCGGACGTATGGGAGCAGATTCTACGCCCTGCCCTAGCTGACCACAAAGGAGAAGCCTTGTTTATAGGCACTCCGATGGGCCGTAATCATTTCTACGACCTGTACAAGTATGCTGAAGTAGGCAATGACCCTGAGTGGGCTGGTTTTCATTTCACTAGCCTAGACAACGAAACCCTAGACCCTCTTGAGATTGAGGCGGCTAAGAGGTCAATGTCCTCCTACTCTTTCAGGCAGGAGTTCATGGCATCCTTTGAGTCCAGAGGTTCTGAGATATTCAAGGAAGAATGGATAAAATATGGAGAACCTCCGTCAGAAGGAGACTACTACATTGCCATAGACCTTGCAGGCTTTCAGGAGGTCAACAAGGCTGTTTCAAAGAACTCTCGTCTTGACCAGTCAGCAATCTCTGTTGTTAAGGTGTTACCTAACGGTGATTGGTTTATTGATAATATTATTAGGGGACGCTGGGAGCTGGGTGTAACCGCAGAGAAGATATTTCAGGCTGTGCGTGACTATAGCCCTGTAGCTGTAGGCTTGGAGAAGGGCATCAGCAGACAGGCTGTAATGACTCCTCTCAGCGACCTGATGCGAAAGTACAACACCTACTTCAATGTGCAAGAGCTGACTCACGGAAACAAAAAGAAAGTAGACCGTGTTATCTGGTCATTGCAGGGACGCTTTGAGCATGGACGGATTTACCTTAACAAAGGTGAGTGGAATGAACAATTCCTCGATCAGCTATTCCAGTTCCCTAACGAGCTTGTGCATGATGACCTTGTTGATGCTGTTTCTTACACGGATCAGTTAGCTAAAGTCCCTTACGGGTTAGATGACTTTGTTGATTCTACCTACGTTCCCTTAGATATTATAACAGGCTATTGATATGGAAGATTTTATTGAAGATAAAGAAGACTTTATCCGCGAGCAGACGCTTGATGAGTGGGTAATGTCCAAAGTATATGAATGGCGGGAGCATTATGAGAATAATTATCAACGCCTGCATGACGAATACAACCGCATCTGGCGTGGTGTTTGGTCTGCTGAAGACAAGACTCGTGAGTCTGAACGCTCTAGGCTCATTAGCCCTGCAACACAGCAAGCTGTTGAGTCTGCCGTAGCTGAGATTGAAGAAGCTACCTTTGGCAGAGGAACATGGTTTGATATTGCTGACGACCACATGGACACTGACAAGTCCGACATTGAGATGCTGAAGCATCACCTGCATGAAGACTTTAAGAAACAAAAGATACGCAAAGCTATCGCAGAATCTTTGTTGGTCTCTGCTGTATACGGCACTGGCATGGCTGAAGTGGTGCTGGAAGAAATCAAAGAAATGTCTCCGGCTACTCAGCCAATCATGGAAGGCCAGCTCACCGCTGTTGGTGTAAACATAATCAACAGGACAGCAGTTAAGATGCGTCCTATCCTTCCACAGAATTTCCTTATTGATCCTTCTGCTACCTCTATTGAGGATGCGATTGGCTGTGCCATTGTCGAGTATGTCCCTACTCACAGCATAGAGCTGATGCAGGAGAAAGGTGTCTATAAAAAGACTCCTATCGGCACTGCTATCCATGACCTTGGCTTGGAAGAAGATAAAACATTGCTTGTTCCTGAAACGTCAAAATCAAGAAAAACCACTTATTATGGTCTTGTTCCCCGTCACCTGTTGAAGAAAGCGCAGGAAGATGATTCAGAGATTGTAGAACTAACTGATACTGAGGACGAAAGCTCTTACTACGTTGAGGCTATTGTTGTTCTTGCTAATGGTGGTGACTTGCTGAACGCAGAAGAAAACCCCTACATGATGCAGG